CTGAATTCGATCTTACTATTCAAGCTTTTCAAAGTTACCTTGCCCACCCAAACAACTTACACACTACTCACACTCACCACACAATGGATGAACTAATTGAACGTTTCAAGATCCTCGATCTTCAAAACAACAACATGGAGTACCAGTACACCGAAACTAACGTTCCGATTGATACTCGCACATACTCTCCAATGTTCACTCAATGTCAATCCATAGTTAGGAAGGCACTCTACCGCTACCTCTATCCAGATGATTCAAACGATATCATCAACGGATTTAAGCGAGCCACACCTAACGCCGAAGACGCACATTCGTTCTTCCTTCGCTATAACGTCGAACCACACGACATAGTGAAAGACGATTCTTACAACTTTGCCCTTGGTCTTGTCACCGACATGCTCCGACCCAAAGAACGCATCAGACCCGTCCACTTTACCGACCTCCGTTGGTATCCTTGGAAACTCTCAACCAATGCAGAACGTCCTTTCTCTACTTCGAAACGACTCCGCGACGCACTACGAAATGCAAGAAAAGAAGGTTTAATCTCAAATGAGAAACCCTCCTTCTCTAACCTCTTCAACCATATTTTTGTACGCACACGCAACGACATTCACGACATCAAGAATGGCGAATGCTTCACAGGCTGCAACAATACTGACCGCATCTATCCAGTCACAATACACCAAAAACCTGCTCTTACCCGCAGCGATGAACCGAACAAAGTTCGATCCATCTTTGGCGTACCCAAAGTCCACATCATGGCCGAAGCTATGTTTTACTGGCCTTTGTTCAACTACTACCACCAAGCTGGAACGACACCACTCCTCTGGGGTTACGAAACCCTTAACGGCGGATGGTATCGCCTCAACGATGAATATCACGCGAAGTACCGTTCATACCGAACTGTATTTTCAACTGACTGGTCCGAATTTGATATGCGCGCTTACTACACCGTAATCCGCGATATCCGCAATCAAACGAAGTCATACTTCGTGTTCGATAAAGGCTACATCCCTACTGTATCCTACCCAGTTACCGACGCTGAACCTCACCGGCTCGAAAACTTATGGGATTGGATTCAATACGCCTTCGAACGCTTTGATTGTGTTTCACCCCTCGGAATTGTATTCCGAATGCTATTTGCAGGAATCAAATCTGGTTGCTTCACAACCAACTTCCTCGATAGTACCTACAATGCCATAGTCACTGTAACGATCCTCGATTCACTCGGGTTCATCGTCACACTCGACCATTTCCTCAAAATAATGGGCGACTACTCTCTTTTTGGCATACTACAGTTTGTACCTCCGCATCAACATGATGCTTTCCTTAAACGCTTTGCACTCGAAGCGAAACGCCGTTTCAATATGAAACTAAGCATTAGGAAATGTACCGTAACCAACGGCATTCAAGGCGCAACTGTTCTCAGTTATCGCAACGATAACGGCTATCCACGCCGTGACCGCAATGCCCTACTGGCCCAACTCTACCACCCGAAGAGTTGGAACGACACGTATCCGAAGCTCAAAGCTCGTGCTGTTGGCATATATTATGCCAGCGCTGGAGATCCGACAGTCCGAAATATCTGCAAAGATATCTTCGACTTTCTCGATTTCAAAGGCGTAAAAGCATCACCAGACGGCTTTCTCTACCTGTTCGACCCGATCACCGCAAACGAACTCACTCAACAGTTTGACCTCGACACCTTTCCCTCCAAAGTCGAAGTTAGCTGCAGACTCGCTAGCAAATCTCGTCGTAATAATAAAGTTCAATCAAGCTATTGGAATCCCAATCACTTTATTTGCAACGCTTAGGAGCACCACACCGCAGTGGCTTCTTCTAATCAGTTTGTTTGTTTACTCCAAAACAAAATATTTTCACAAGTTAATATCTTAACTCTCTCACACTCTCTAAACTCACTCACTAACAAC